CAGCTTCCAGTAGGAGAGAGCATGAGCTTCATGCAGTTCTACATGGGCGATCTATACCGCAACCTCGGACAATACCGTATCGGTGCGCCAACCGCTGGAGGCAAGCAGCGCACAAAAGGCGAAGCAGAGCTTGATGCCGCTGAATCAGCAAAACTTTCTGGAACACAAATCCGTCGCTTCAATGAATGCGAAACGTTATACTTTAAAGAGCTATACCGACGATTTGTTTCTGCGAATAGAAACGACGACGGATATGAATATGTTAAAAAATTCTACGACATCCTTGAACAGCTTGGCACTCCAAAGGAAGCGGCTTCTTGGAAGAACATTACCAGTGTGCGAAGCAACCTCATCAACGGAGCAGGTTCCCCCTCCTTCAAGCTCATTACTGCGGAGAAACTTGTTCAACTTACTTCAATCACACCAGCCAACGAAGGACAAGAAAATGCCGTTAAGGACGCCATCGCAGCTTTGGCCGGGAGGGACAACGTAGTTCGTTACCGTGATACTAAGCCAGAGCGCATCGATGATAACGCTCGCATTATCGGTTTCGAGAACGCTGGAATGACAGACGTTTTCGTGAACCCACAAAACTTCCCTGTGCTGCCAACAGACCCGCATATCGAACACGCTCAAGGTCACTTTGCAGACATGATGATGCAACTGCAAACAAACTTGCAGATGGTTCAAGCAGGACAGCCAGACATCAACGAACTTGCAAAGGCAGTCCGTTCTGTTCAGTTCAAAGGTGGACACATCATGGCTCACGTGGAGTTCATTGCAAAAGACGCTACCAAACAAGATTTCCTCAAGCAATTCATGCAGGGTATGGGAGAAGCTGGAAGCATGGCAGACCAACTTGGACAGGTTTACCAAGATATGCTGGCAGCAGAGCAAGAAAAAGGAAACGGCCAAGGAATGTCTGAAGAAGATATTAAACTCCAATACCTCGCCGCTAAATCTGGTATCGAGATCGATACTAAGCAGAAACTCGCAGACATCTCAATCGGTAAGGCTTCCATCAGCCACGCGCAACGCACAGAGCAGCGCAAGCAGCAAGGCATCACTCAACTTGCCCTACAGAAAGCCAAGGCCCGTGCCGAGGTTGAGAAGGCAATGGGTAAGGTTCCTAAAGCACAGGTTCTTGAAGAAGAGGAAGAGGAAGAGATTGAGGAAATGGAATCTCCAGAGATGGAGCAAACTCAGCCAGTAACACAACAACCTAATCAATGAACACGACAGATAGAATCCAAGGTCTATGCGCGTCAATCGTAAATCACGATGATTGGTATGCGCTTAAAACACAAATCCTTATGACTTGCCCTGCTAACGGGATTGAGTCAGTCAGACACGCTATTGCAACTATCGAGGCAAGCGCGGAATCTGGAACTGAGCAATTCAAGAAAGCTAAGAAGATCAAACAGCAAATCGAGCAAGCATCTGATCCAGACTTGGATGAAGCATAATTTATGAGCGAACAAACACAAAACAACGAAACAGCGGAGATCATCAAAGACCTCCAATCTAAACCACAAGTTCCAATCAAAGGAAACACTGCTGACTTCCTAAAGAAGTTTTCACGTAATCCAGATGGATCGCAAATTCAACAAGATACACAAATTGATAGCGATTCTTCTGAAGATGTTGTTGAAGATGTTATCGATTCCGATAACACGGAAAAGAAGCCGCTGATTCAGATGGAAAAGAAAAAGCCGGGGTTTGTTCAAAAACAAATTGAAGAGAACAAGCGTCTCAAAGAAGAGCTAGAGAAATACAAGAACCAAGAGATTCCAAAATACACCAGCAAGATTACAGAGCTTGAAGAGCTAGTAAAGAACAGTCAAACAACAGCAGAAGCAAACCACTACCAAGAACAACTTAATAAAATCAACGAACAGAAATCAGAACTTGAAGCCAATCTTACAAAAGAGATTCAAGAGCTTCGTAGTAAGGTAGAGTTCCACGATATTACACAAAGCCCAGATTTCCAAGAGAAGTATGTTGCACCTATTCAGAACGCCTATTTCGAGGCTAAGGAAATCATTGGCGATGATGCTCAACTTCTTGCCATCTTCAACCGTGGAACAGCGGCTAACGCTGCCATCTACGCAGCGCAAACTGAAGAAGCGAAAAGGGAGGCACTACGCGAACGAAAAGAAGCATTCCAAGAACTGACCAATTCTCTCGATACCTACAACCAAGTTCGCTTTGTTGACGCTATCAAAGATTTCGAGAAGGCAACGCAGAGTCATGCGATGGCTGTATCCGATTGGCAAACAACCAAGATGGAGTTGACCCGAAAAGCTAAGGAGAAAGAAGTAGCAACACGCAGTCAGTTTATCAATACATGGCGCGATAGCTACAAGCGTCAGGCTGAAGAAGTGGACAGCGAGATTGCAATTCCAGAGCAGATCGAATCCTTTATGAAGGATAAAGGTATCACATTCGATACATCCCGCGATGAAGCAATAGCACTGGCAGCAACTCAACAGTCAAATGATCCTGCATCGGTTGATGAAATGAACAGGCTTATCCACCAAGGGCGAGCATACAAAAAGCTTCAAGCTCTTGTTAAGGCACAGTCTGAAATGTTAAAAGAAAAGGATGATTTTATTAACAAGCTCAAGGGAGCTTCAAAGATTGAAGGATCACCGAAATCGACAACAGATTCTCAGCAAAGGCGGATTAGTCCTTCGGAGGGACTGATGGCTAAACTATCTAAGTTTACGCCACAAGGACGGATGCAAACTGCTAGGTAAGCCCTCGTTTCCGTATTAGCTGAAAGGGGAGCAGAGTAAAATCTGTTCCCCTTTTTTGTTTTTATGCTTGACACGGTAATAGTAATATGTAGATTGCCGAATACAGAGTATGCCGAAAGCGTGAGCAATTAGGGGGATCAGTCCGCTCTGGCTGGCGAGTTTCCAATCTCGCATAAAAACTGGTATTCCGGACTGGTCTATTTTAATAGGCACCGAGGGTTGACTCCGGCTCGAAAGAAACAGGCACTCGCTTGATGCTTTCGAGTTTTCGTAGCAAGTGCCACAAGCAACAACAAAAACTAACTCAAACAAAATACACTAATATGTCAGAAATGATTCAATTCAATTCGTGTGAAGAGTTGGACAGCTTTTTCCGCGAGGGTCGTGAGTATTTCAACGATCTTTACGTCAAGAAGCTTGTCACCAACTCCACATACTTCACCCGTTTCGAGGAGCAGCCTTGGCCCCTCAACCACACCACCGAGCAGAAAGGTTTCCGTTTCGGTCGTGGTTTCTACGATCCTTGCACCCCTTTCCGCAAGATTGTTGACGGATACTGCGAAACCGATTCTTGCTCTACCTTGAGCGAGGTTATCCAACGCCCCGGCACGGAGAGCTACACCTTTGAGCTTCTGCGCAAAGAGATGCACACCGACTGGATTTGCGTTGAGAGCCTTCTCTATCGCCTCTTCCCCGCTGAAGAAATTCTTCAGTTTGAAGAGAGCAATGCCCGTATCACTAAGAACGTGCATGAAGAGTTCCTTCGCGGCAACTACATTGGTGGTTCCGGCCACAAGTGGGTTGGTCTGACCACTGATGACGGCACTTACTGCGGTCTTCTTGATGACGCTGCTTGGTTCGTTCCAACTAGCGACAACCAAGAAAACTCCAACAGCGGTTACAACCTCTGTGAGCTTCGCGTTAAAGTTGCTGTTGCTGATCTTCCTAAGATCGCTTACCTCTCGCTCGACATGCTCGATGACGCATTGATCGACCTCCAAAACGAGGACGACGCTTTCCGTCTCGACATCGCAGAAGCCACTGGTATGCAGCTTCTTGACATCGTTATCCCTGACCCTCGTGTTGGCCGTGCGCTTTACTTCCAAGCCAAGCGCAACAACGGTTACTGGGATGCAAACACCGACTTCGACGCACGCCTCTCCAGCCTCAAGCTGGGTGTCAATCGCGTTATCGGTGACTACGCATTCGGATACGACATCAACGCCGCTCGCTTCAACGCAGCCCCGTCTGCCGATCAGCCAGCAGGACCATTCAGCCCGACCGATCCAACCACATGGGCGAAGCTCGTTCGCGTGCCTCGCTACACCAAGATCGTTCAGGAGAACGGTTGCAGCTACATCCCGAACAAGGATTACGCAAATGCCGACTTCGCAATCTCGGTTGCTATGGTCAACAAGGCAATGATCAAATGGACAATGCCTTCTCAAACTGGCTACAGCCAAGCTCAGATGATGGGCCAAAACTACGCTGGTGATTGGGAGTGGAAGAATCCAGATTGGGAGTGCAACCGCTGGCGCAAGATGGGCTTCTATCAAGCTCAGTTCCGCCTCGCAGCACAGATCAAAGACCCAACCTTGATGCACTCATTCCTGCATCGCTTGCCTAAGACCAAGAACCTCTACGGTTCCTGCTGCCCTCTGAATGACTACACACCTCCGACTGAACCAGTCGATTGCTACAACTGCAATGGTGTTGGCGACATTCAAGAACCAGCCTAAAAAGCAACGCTCATAAAGAGGGGGTGGGGTAAAACCCACCCTCTCACTTGGGCAAACTAAAATAAAATTATGGCTTGTTTTTCAGACACACCCTACACCAACTGGGGTTATCAGATTCTTATCACGCTAAATAACGCTTCAGAAAGCACTCCTGTATCTCTTGGATGTTATTCACAAATGAATGATTCTGGTAAATTGTATCAGTTCTATAAAGCATTCCAATCAATCGGTGTAGAGCGTGAATCTATTAGCCAAAACTGTTTTGAACAACTAACAGATGCACAGCAATGGAATGCGCTAAATGAAGCCATTGCTTCTGCCTTGACTCCCGTTGAGGTTTAATTATCGTAACCGATAAAGAATTTTAATTATGTCACTTTCAGAAAATTGTTTTAAGGAATCAACACCAGACGTTCAGAACTGGGAAATCAAAAACCAAATCATTGCATCTGGAGAAGAGATTTCTGATGCAATTGGAAGTTTGCAAGGTTTTGCTATTCCAGAATATGACGAAATCGACATTAGCTACTATGGAACCACAAACAACGCATCTACCGTTGTTTATTCAAAAGACGGTTCGCCTGTTGCAACTCTTACGCTGACATATTCCGTTCAGCCCCCGATTGCAAATGACGCAAATCTAGTAAACGTAACACTCTCCTAATATGGGTTTAAAATTCAATCCCTTCACTGGTAAGCTGGATTATGTTTCTTCGGACGGTAGCTTGCTTCCAGCCCCTCACGCTTCTACGCATTTCACTGGTGGAAGCGATCCTATCGCGCCAGAAGATATTGACGCTGTTCCAGAAACTAGGACTATTACCGCTGGAACGGGATTGACAGGAGGCGGCAATCTAACCGCCAATAGAACGTTTCAAGTTCTTTTTGGAACAACCGCTGGAACTGTATGCGAAGGTAACGACCCAAGGCTTTCTGGCGGCGGCAGCGGTGGCGCAACCGGAGCTACTGGAGCCACTGGCGTTACAGGAGCAACCGGAGCCACAGGAATTCAAGGATCGACAGGAGCAACCGGAGAAGTTGGAGCTACTGGTGTTGCAGGAATCGATGGAGCTACAGGTGCTACAGGTGCTACAGGTGCTACGGGAGGAATCGGTGCTACAGGATTAACTGGAGCTACTGGTGGTCAAGCTACGGCAGACGTTCAAGTTTTTACATCTTCTGGAACTTGGAGCAAGCCTGCTGGAGCTAAAGCTGTTAAAGTTCAGCTTGTTGCTGGTGGCGGTGGCGGTGGTTCTGGACGCAAGGGTGCTGCTGGAAGCGTTAGGTTTGGTGGCGGTGGGGGAGGGAGCTCTCCTGTCACAATATTCAATGTCGATGCGTCAACGCTGCCAGCAGTTGTAACAGTTACTATTGGGGCAGGTGGAGTTGGGGGAGCCTCGGTTGGAACAAACAGCACAAATGGCTCTAATGGAACCAGCGGAGGAAACACAAGCTTTGGACAGTTTAGAGCTATTGGCGGCATTTTGGGTAATGGAGGGTCAGCGACAGCGGGAAATGGAGGTGTTTCGCCGGGAGCAGCACCAAATGGCGGTGCAAATGGTGGTAACGGTGGCGGCACAGGGAATGCGACAGCGGCAGGTGTTGGAGTATATATCAGTGGTGGTGGCGGCGGAGGTGGTATAACTTCTGCAAATGCCTTAACTGCTGCATCCATAGGAGGAACCGTTTACACCTATGGACTAGCAGGCGCAGGATTTGGTTTATCTCCAACAGCGCACGGACTTTTTACCACACTAGGACTAGGCGGTGGAGGCGGTTCCTCTAGCGATACTGGAAACGCTCAAAGTGGTGGTAATGCAGGAATTTATGGTGGCGGTGGAGGCGGTGGCGGTGCGGCAGTCGATGGAGTTGGCGACTCTGGCGCAGGAGGAGCAGGCGGTGACGGAATCGCAATCATCACTACATATTTCTAGTTTATGGATAACCATTACGCTATTATAGATGAAACAGGTGGATGGCTAGTAAACCTAGTTGTTTGGGATGGAAATCCAAATACATGGACACCTCCTTTTGGAACAATTGCTAAACATATTAATGAAGTAAACTTTTCTGAACTACAACAAAAACCCGAATAAATAATATGAGTATATCATGCACTAACGACAAAAACTGGGACGCCTTGAACTATGAAAGGTATCTTTCAATCGCTGAATCTATTGGACTAGAAAATCCAATTTCATTTGGATGCTTTTCAGCACTTAATGAAGCGCAGCAAAACCTTCTTATTTCTGAAACTATTGCAGAAGGTTTCTCAACAGGCGGTGGGACTTCTGGCGCAACAGGAGCTACTGGCCCAGTAGGAGAAACAGGAGAAACTGGAGCCACTGGTGAACAGGGCATTGCTGGAACTGATGGCGCGACAGGTGCTACTGGTATCCAAGGTGAAGTTGGTGCAACTGGTGAAACGGGAGCTACTGGAGTCGGATTAATTTCTCCATACGAGGGGGAATTTATCAGAGAAGAGTTTAGAAATGCGGCGGCTGGACTTCAACTTATTTCTTTTTCAAATAATGGTGGAACAGCAAGCGTTACCGTTAATCCAACAACTACTGAAGCAAGAGATGGTATTGTAAAATTGCAAACAGGGAACGTCGCGTCTAACGATCAGCGTGGCGGATATATGAGCAATGCTACTAACTTTTTCCCGGGAAATGGTAATCGTTATTATTTCGGTGTAGGCATTAGAACAGTTGCTCCATTTTTCGATGTTACATTGACTGGTTTTTATCAATTTGGTTTTTCAGATACTTCTTTGGGAGTAGGAACAGGATCGCTTTCATTTATTTCTACAAACGGAAGTAATTGGATTTGCTCTTCTAGGAACAATAACATTACTACAAATTTCGACACTGGAGTATCGATAACGGATACTGATTGGAAAGATTTTGCTTTCTTGTATTATGAGAACGGAGACAGAGTTGATTTCTTTATTAACTCAGTAAGAGTTGTTACCTTCTGGAGCGCAGCAGGAACAAATGATCCAACCAATATTTATAGCGCAAACATCAACAAGCTAATGAATCGTGCTGGAGTAAAAGCCATGGTTCACAGGGTATCAACAACAGGAACAAACGTTGCTATTGACTTGGATTACCTTGACTTTGGAGTAAAATACAGCACAACGGTAGCTTCAAGATTTAATCCTATCCAACTTCTATGAATAAAAAATTTAGAGTTTATTACTCAACAGGTGAAAGCTTCAATGAGTTTCTAAAAATTGAAGAGGCAATTGAATACAAGCAAAAAAACAATCTTTTTTCTGAAATAGAAGTCATAGAATCTAATATTAGCGAAGTTGAATACGATTCAATTCCGCAAAATCCAGAAGAAATAGAATGATCCTTTCATGCACCTCAGATAAGAACTGGGATATACTAAACTACGAAAGGTATCTTACAATAGCTCTCGCTATCGGAAACGATAACCCGTATAGTTTTGCGTGCTTTTCTGTTCTAAATGAAGCGCAGCAGAATCTTCTAATCAGCCAAACAATTGCCCAAGGTCTTACAAGCGTATCACAGCCTAGATATTGGGGTTCATTCTGGTCTAACGAAGATCAAGTTGCTCTGAACATAAACGAAGAGAAAGCTGTTACGCTTGAAGAAACCGATCCAGATTCAGATGGCGTATCGATAAACTCTAACAGCCAGATTACGTTTGCTAACGCAGGAGTATATTCAGTTACATTTTCAGTTCAGTGGACGAATACTCATGTTCAAATCCATGACTCCAATATCTGGCTAAAGAAAAACGGAGATGTTGTTCCATCAACGAACTCTCGATTCAGTATTATAGAATCGCATGGTGGAGTTGATGGGCATGTAATTGGAACCGTGAACTACGCATTAAGACTTGACGCTAACGATTACTTGGAACTATACTGGTCAACATCAGACCTACGTGTATCAATGCAGCATATTCCAGAGGTTTCGCCACACCCCGAAACTCCAAGCATTATTCTGACAGCAACACAAGTGGCGATATGAACGAGCATCCTACAATAGCAGGAATCACTGGGACTCTAACAAGTCTTTTCGGAGTTATGGTATCTTTAATCCCCCATTTAGAAACGGGCCTTAGAATTTCGGGCGCATTTGTTGGCTTGGTGGCTGGCATATTAACATGCGTCTATATGTGGAAAAAAATAGAAAAGTTATGAAAATTGTAGAAGCAATCATTAATCGCGCAAAAGAGAAATCGACTTGGGCTGGCATCGGAACGATCCTTGCACTGGTTGGATTAAAGCTTGAGCCAGAGCAATTTACAGCTATCTCTACAGCAGTAATCGGCGTCATTGGTCTTTACGAAGTATTCCGCAAGGAAAAGAAATGACATCCAGAGCATTAATTGCTATCGTAGCATTATGTCTGATAGCAATCTTTCTTCTAACTGGATGCGAAACGTTGCGGATTGGTTTCGCAACCGATTACGGAACGTTCTCATACGAGATACCGACCAAGACACTGAGAGACAAGTGAAGAACAAATATAAAGAAGTTAGTCGGCAAACCCCTAACTTCTCCAAGGGGAGAATAATCTATCCCAAGGCGGTAGTATTACATCACACGTCTGGAAGCTATGTTGGTTCGGTAGCTTGGTGCATGAATCCAGAAAGCCAAGTAAGCTACCATTGTATCATTAAACGAGACGGAGAGCGCACAGTCCTAGCATCTGATAACCAAAGGACGTGGCACGCAGGTAAGAGCTTTTGGCGTGGTAAGCCAGACCTAAATAGCTGGAGCTTGGGCGTAGCATTTGAGGGGGACACATACAAAGAAAGCTTGACAAAGGAGATGATAGAGTCTGCAATCGAATACCTAGTTCCCCGGATGAAAGAATTATCGTTATCGATAAAAGACGTAACAGACCACAGGACAGTAAGCCCAAACCGCAAGAATGACTTGAAACCGTCGGAATACGACAGATTCATGCAAGAATTAAAAAAATACCTATGAGCAAAGTTTCTTGGAGTTTCCAAGAGGTTAGCAGAAATGTTCACCTCTTTAACGTAAACCTTCAGAATGTTGGAGATGAACAATGGTTCCTACTACAGAGCGATGTCCACTGGGACAATCCAAAGTGTGATAGGAAGAAACTCAAGAAACACCTCGATCTTGCACTAGAACGTAACGCTCCCGTGCTAGACTTTGGCGACTTCTTTTGCGCCATGCAAGGTAAGTATGACAGGCGATCATCGAAGAAAGATATTCGGCCAGAGCATCAGAACAACCAGTATTTGGATAGCCTGGTTAATACTGCGGCGGAATACCTTAAACCTTACGCTAAAATAATTACGGTAAGAGGCAATGGTAATCACGAATCGGCTATCAATAAAAACCATGAAACCGATCTAAACGAGCGACTTGCAGAAAGAATTCGTATGGACGGGGGAATCGCACGTAGAGGCGGTTATTCTGGTTACATTAGATTTCAAATCCATAACGGTAAAAGAAATAACAGAAGCATCAAGCTTTGGTATTTCCACGGTAGCGGTGGCGGTGGCCCAGTAACTAGGGGTGTTATACAAACAAACCGCCAAGCTGTGTATGTATCAGACGCAGACATTGTAGCAAGCGGACACGTCCACGAAAGCTGGCAAGTAGCAGTTGAGAGGATGCGACTAAACTTAGCAGACAGAGTTGTTCTTGAGCGGCAGACGCACGTTAAGATTGCTGGCTACAAAGAAGAATACGAAGACGGCTACGGTGGTTGGCATATCGAAACTGGTAAGCCTCCTAAACCAACGGGTGCATGGTGGCTTAGGATTTACCATCCAGAATACCAAGATAAGAACAGACCGGATGCTGAGTATGAATTGTTTGAAGCTAAATAAAATGCTTGCAGTTTAAAACGAAGTAACTATCGTAACCGATAATATGTCTTGCAATTCCAATAATTCTTGTTGTGGTGGGCCAAGTGCTGGAAG